ACTAATAAGACCACCCCTATTAGCGAATTTCTCTCCATATCCCACCAACTTACCGAAAATATTGGGCTCTGTCTGTTTATAATATCCACGATACCCACCCCGAACATCCTCTTTTACCCACTCTCCCTTTCCTAAAATAAACTCTTTAATCTTATTTATATCTATCATTTCTTTTCCTTTCTTACTGCTTCAAATGTCCTCATAATTTTTCTGAGCTCATAAATTCTTCCTTCCAAGTGAGCTTTTCTTCTCTTTAATTCTGGGTCACTAGAAGGAATTTTAAAAGCCTGAACAATAATGTTGTTTTCTTCTATCTTGCAAAGGCTTTCAAATGATTTAAACTCAGGTTTTCCAGCTAATGTTGCTAGTCCTTCCCTGTGGTCAGAACTAAGTCTTGGTAACTTCTCTTTTTTCTTAGCCATTAGACCTTTCTACCTACTTGGACTCCACTTCTTGCTCCTGCCATTCCAGTTGGTACTTCTCCCCCACCCATTACTCTCCCAGGAACTACATCACCCATACCTGCCTCAGGCGAACCAGGAGTGCCCATACCAGGCATTTGTTCCCCATCTGTCAATCCAGGAGGTTGTCCTGCTCCAGCTCCTTGTCTACTCTGTTGTGCCATAATTTCACCTGTAACGTGGTCTGTAAATATCTGAAGCACCTTTGAATCTTCTGGAATATCCTCCTTAAACTTGTCAGACCTCATAAATTCAATATGCATTTCCGTATGGGCTGGTGAAGCATACGGAGTTGATTTGATTGGGTTGCCTTTAAGCATTTCGTCGTTCTCAATACCAGCTAAATCAATCATTTGCTTCAACTGAACACCTTTAGGTTGTTGTTCACCAGGCTTCTGAACTCTAAATTCGTCTGGGTCTTCATCTCGGCTCTTAATAAGAAACTCTGCCAGTTTCCAAGGGTCAACCGTTGGGTTTCCTGCCAATCTGTCATACATTTCGTCTGCCTTTTGCTGCTCTAGGGGCTTAGAAATGGGCAAAGCACTCGTCGCCTTGTACCTAATATCGTATCCGCCATGTGTTGGAAGAAAAAACTTAGGGTCTGCTTCAAAAAATGTGTTTCCTTTGAATGGAGAAAGCGTTGTTTGACCAGTTTTTTGATTTACCTGCACTTTTTGGTCTTTTAGGCGGATATTTCGGTAAGATTCACGGTAATTTCTGCCGTTAGACTTCACTAAAGTGCCTTCTGCCTCGGCTTTAGCCACCCTATCTTCCCCAATTATCTCTTCCAACTTAGGTTGGGCGTAAAATTGCATGATATTGGCCACTCTGAGCTTGCCAACATCAACCAAAGTGTCATTTTTGATGTTCCAAATCTTCATTCCAAGCCTTTTCATTGTCGCTTCCTTCAAAATTGCTGCTTCAGTAGCTGTTCCAGCTGCGGCAACACTCTGTTGACGTTCATCCATACCTGTTACCCTAATTTTGTCGTCATTCAGCATCTCCAAACTCATAAAAACGCTCTTAGGAATGTCGGAATATTCTAGTGGCTTAGCCGCATTGACATCTCCAACAGGGATTAGGCCGTGAGGACGGGTAATTGCGTCATCATCTTCAATCGTTAAGGTGTCGGAAACCAGTATTGGCTTGTCAATATCGAGGTGGTTTCGGTCAATTATCATTCTCCTGAGCGTATTGACCTCATCCTGAAGGCTCTCCAGCAGTTCTGCCTCACCTTTTCCGTAGAATTGGTATGGCCTTTTAACATCAATCGCCCTCACAAAAGGAAGTTGCTTATGTTTATAGGGATTAGGGCCGTATTTGACATTGACATCATTAGCAATAATAGCCAGAAGGTCTTTCGGCTTGTTCCAATACCATAAAACTTCAACTTCACGATCGTGTTCCATCCTTTCTGGGGGCTTGTAAAACTCATAATAATTAGTATCTCCACCTGGTTTCACCAACGAAGCCCTCTTTTTAGGATCCCAAACCTCCCCCCTGAAGAAATTTCGGAAGTCATCGTAATCCATAATGTAGCGTCGGATACAGTCATTGGCACCATGAGGCCCTGAGAAAGCTCGGGCACGTTCGTCAATGAAGAAGTCCCAGAGCCTCACGGGTTCCAGATAACAATTATCAAACTCGAAGACATCTTGTTCTTTTCCGTCTTTGGTTTTTATCTTTCTTTGCTCTTTCCAGTAATACTCCATTCCGATACCCGTGCCGAAAATAAGAGCATCTTTAATTATTTCAACTAAGGCAACATCGCTTTTGGCCACGTCCCAGGTGTATTCAATAATGGCATTCATCACCTGAGCTTTGGAAACATCTTCCGTTCCCCTTTCCAGAACCCAGGGCTTGAGGTCTTGATTAACAATTTCTGAAAGCTGTGATTCAATTATTGAAGATGTTATCGGAATGTAAATATTGCTTCTCCAGTCATCAGCGTCTTTGGGAAGCCTATAAGCATTCCACTGCTTTTCCCAATTCTCCCAGTTGTTTTCATGTTCCTGTCTTTTATCAGACATCTGCCGCTTTCTCTCATAAACGTGTTGAAGTATCTTATACTCCTCGTCTGAAGGAACATAAAGTTTCCTAATTTTTGGTTCTTCTTGTAGTGCCATTTTTAATAAATAAACTTGTATCTAGCTGAGCCTCTTCCTCTGTCTACGGGCTTTTTCCTTGCTTGGTGGGCAATCTGTAGCCCATAAGCCAGTGCATCTATAATATCATCATGCTTGCCTCTTGGGAAACGCATCAACTCATCCTCCAGCTCCTCTCGGTGAGGACACTGTTGAAGATGGTAAATCGTCCCATTAGCATAACGAGGGATTAACCCTCTAATTCTTTCCTCCTTTGACCTCTCTGCTTTTAATTCTACAACAGGCAAAAAAATGTTTCTACTTCTCATCGCATCAGTAAGGCTATATTGAAGCGTTTTTTGGAAAGCATGAAGCTCAATTCCTATCCTTCTGGGCTTGTATTGTTCCCAGTTCCAGAAGATATGCTGGATAATTTTATCAGGTAACATATGGTCTACTATAATATTAACGACAAACCAGTTATTAAATTCATCAACTGCTATCGTTACTATCGCCGTTTTATCAGCCGACTTCTTTTCTGAAATGGCTGGGTCGACCATCGTAAAGAAATTAAGCTCCCTGACTTTCAATTCATCTTCTAAGACGTGCTTGAACCAGTCCAGTTTAAATTCGGCTTTCTCCTGCGGGATAGGTTCGTTAAGATATTGGCAGGAAAATTCGTAAGGACCTTTTTCAATTTTTAATGTCTTGAGAACATCTCTATTAAACTTCTCAGGCCAGAGTAATTCCAGGTTTTCTTCTGTTTCCAAATCACCCGTAAACGCTTTTCGGTGGAACAACTGGAAACTCTTCCAGAAACTCTTCCAGACTTGCTCAGGATTAGATTTATCCAGTATCCAGCCATATAAATCAGCATCATGCCACCTAGTACCAATAATGATGAAAGTTCCATTCGGCTCCAGAAGGTCGAGAGCATCCTTGTAAAAAAGGATGGTTTTCTCAATCTGCTCCCTAGTATTGATGTAGTCCCTATTAACTACGTCGTCGGCGATGATAACATCATAGTGCTGGGAAACCAAGTTGCCGCCAATTCCGTAAGCAGTTACGGTTGCCTCTTTCTTGGTAAAGGGCTTGTACTTGGGAACGGTAATCATATTCTCCGCCCACTTGTCAGCACTGGTAGCCAAATCGCCATAATACTTCCTGAAAACCTCGTTGTCCTTTAAGTGCCTTTTAATCTGTCCCAAGAATGAGCAAGCCATGTCGTAAGTCGCATTAGCAATTAAGATACGGACTTCGGGGTTCTGGGCAATTTTGAGAAGAGAATAACCTATCGTTACTAACGAACTTTTCAGGTGACCTCTGGGAACAAGAATAAGTTTCTTGTTGGTCGCCTCATCCATAACAAAAGTACACATATCCTTGTGGAACTGTGCCAATTTAACATGATTAGTCCCTTCTTCTATCTGGAGAACTTTCTGGTTAAACAAAAGAAGGTCTTTAGTAAACTTTCTGGCTTCAAGCTCTTTCTTAATCGCCTCAAGTTCTATTATCTTCTCAATTATTTTGTCTCTTTTCTTCATTGGGTAAATAAATACTGCTACCGACTACTCTGTCGGCACCATTAATTCTGTCAATTGTGTTTTCTGCTCTAATTGCATAAGTATCAACAGCGTTAAGGTCATAAAAGGGATCCATTACTGGAGCAAAACCACTTCTGAAAAGCTTGTCATCTGGAGACCTTAATTCCATCACTACTCCTTTTTTTGTTGGGGCAATCTTACAACTCCATCCTTCGGGAAAGTCAACATACCGCATCCTCTTTAATAAAAGCCTGGCAAGGAGAGTGTTGTAAGTAGTGAAGTTTCCAAGACTGTCAAGAAGATTAAGCTCCTCATTTCTTTCTTTAACATCCTTTATCTCCTCGTCCCTAAAATATTCTTTAGCCGCCTTAACTCCCTTTTTTCCTTCTTCCCCAATCGTTTTGATAATGTCGGCTGCCTTCTGGGACTTCTTTTTCTTTTCTTCTTCCTCCCGCAACTTGCTCATCGACTTATTTTAACATAAATGGTAAAATACAGGTGCGGCTAGAGATCCTTGGACAGAATATCAATTAAATATATAAGCTTTTTTACCTCCTCTCTAGCCGCAAAGCTTT